TGATTTGTTCACGGTCGATTCGGAGACATCTGCCGATTTCGTGGTGGGGTATTATCACTGGCAGCTGGAAATCCTGCGAAATTCTGACAGCGAGCGCGTCGTCGTCGATCGTGGCGCGTTCACTGCCATCGCCGACCTGGATCAAGGTGGCGCCGATCCGCGAACCCACGCGGAAATCATGCTGACCAAAATCGAATCCCTGCTAGAAGGAAAGGCAGATTCCGACGTTTCGAATTACTCGATCCAGGGTCGATCCCTGACGAAATTCGGACTCGATGAACTGTTGCAGTGGCGGGATTATTACAACGCAGAAGTGACCAAGCAGAAGCGCCTAGAAGAAATAAGACTGGGGCGAAAAACAGCGTCAACCGTCAAAGTGAGGTTTTTGTAAATGGGGATGTTCGACATATTCCGCCGGAAACAGAAGCCGGTGAAAAAACGTCGCTACGATGGCGCCCAGGGCGGACGATTGTTCGCCGATTTTATGGCGACCCAGCGTTCGGCAGATTCCGAAATTCGTTTTTCACTGAAAACCCTGCGCGATCGATGCCGGGATTTGTCGAGAAATAACGAATATGCGAAGCGATACATTCACCTGGTAAAAACGAACGTCGTCGGGGAACGTGGCGCGACTCTGCAGGTGAAAGCGGTCAACACCGACGGAACCCTGGACACAATCGGAAACCAGCAAATCGAGCGTGAATGGAATCGCTGGACCCGTGTCGGGAACTGCACAGTCGACGGCAGAATGTCATTCGTGGACGCGCAGGCGATGGCGGTGGAATCAATGGCGCGCGATGGCGAAGCCCTGATTCGCATCGTGAACTATCCAGGGAACCAGGACCGGTTCGCCCTGCAGTTCATGGAACCGGACGTGATTGACGAAGAAAAGAACGAACGCGCGGCGAATGGAAACGAAATTCGAATGGGCGTCGAATTCGATCAATACCGGCGCCCGGTCGCATATCACCTATTGACCGAACACCCTGGTGACTATCAGTTCACGCAATACGCCAGGCGCACGATCCGGGTCGAAGCGGAAAACATTCTGCATTTGTATCTACCCGATCGCGCGCAGCAAACCAGGGGCGTTCCCTGGATGTCGACGGCGATCACGTCGCTGAAAATGTTGCATGGTTATCGTGAAGCGGAACTGGTGGCAGCCAGGACTGCAGCCAGCAAAATGGGATTTTTTGTTTCTCGATCTGGCGAGGGATTCATGGGTGACGACGTGGAAGATTCCGTCGTTCCCCTGACCGATGCCGAACCAGGGACATTTTTCCAGCTGCCGAAGGATGTGGAATTCCAGCCTTGGGACCCAAGTCACCCGACCAGCGCGTTCGCGGATTTCGAAAAATCGATTCTGCGCGGTATCGCGTCCGGCCTGGGCGTGAGTTATCACAGCTTGGCGAATGACCTGACCCAGACCAGTTATTCCAGCATCCGCCAGGGTAGCATCGAGGACCGCGATTTTTATCGCACCCTGCAGAATTACATGATCCAGCATTTCGTTCTGCCAGTGTATGAACGCTGGCTGGTGAATGCGTTCACCCTGGGCGCGGTAAATCTACCGATCGACAAGTTCGACAAGTTCGCCCAGGCGTCGCAGTTCCGACCGCGCGGGTTCCAGTGGGTCGATCCCCAGCGCGAAATCAGCGCGCACGTCATCGCGCTGCAGAACGGTCTGATTTCCCTGCAGGATGTGGCGAACGTATACGGTCGTGATGTCGAAGAAGTATTCACCCAGGTCGCCCGCGACAAACAGCTGGCGGATCAGTTCGGCCTGAAACTGGCATTCGAACCGTTCGGCGGTGGCCAGTCACCATACGGACCCGGCAAGATCAACCTGCAGACCGGCGAAGCATTTGAGGAAATGACCGATGGCGACTAATTTCCCAAAGGAAGGCGACGACCTGAAAATATCGCTGCGGAATTCAGAATACCCACAATTCGATCGCGGGTTCGCTGAGAACATCCAGGAATTCAACCGCGAAGTGTGGGCGCTGGGCGGGAATGTTCGCGGGAATGAAGCATTCGCCCTATGGGAACGCGCCAGGGATGGCGACGAAGCCGGTTCGGTTTTGGACTGGATCAAGGAACGCGAAGCCTGGGCAGCGCGTCATTTTGAGGATGGCGGCCAGTTCGCGGACGGCGACCTGGAACCCAATCGCAGCAATGTCGGCGGAATCGTCGCACAAATGAAATGGGGCGTCATTGGTACCTTGGGCGAACAGGGCATGAAAGACGTCATCCTGGAGTTAGTGAAAAAGCTGGAAGGCAAAAAGGACGAAGAACGCGACGAACGGGAACTGAGCGACGAAGTCGAAACAGCTCTGGAAAACAAGCGCGACGAACACAACGAAGAAGTGGGCGACGATCCATTGCGGCGGGTGACGATCGCAATGCTGCGCGAAGTAATGGAACGCGGCATCGGCGCCTATAAGACGAACCCGGAATCGGTTCGTCCTGGCGTGGGTTCACCGGAACAGTGGGGATATGCCAGGGTGAATTCGTTTCTATTCGCTCTTAAAAATGATAGATTCCAAGGCGGGAAACACGACACCGATCTGTTCCCCGAAGGGCATCCGCTATCTAGCGAAGATGAGGACAGAACAGTGGAAGAAAGACATATCAAGGAAATCGCCGAAACGGATGATGAAATCATCATCACGTTCGCGAAGGTCCACGACCAGGAAGAAGAAGCCGAACCCGAAATGGAAGAAATGTCCGAAGAACGGTTCAGCAAATCCGAAGTGATTCACCGAATGGAACATTCGGAAGTCACGGAAATGGACGATCGACGTGTCGAGATGTCTGTTTCAAGTGAAAAGCCGGTCGAACGATCGTTCGGTCGCGAAGTTATTGTCCACAGCGAAAAGACGCTGGACCTGGAATTCCTACGTTCCGGCCATGCGCCCCTGCTGCTGGACCACGACCCCGAACGTCAAATCGGGGTTATTGAATCCGTAAAGCTCGATGACTCGGCCCGGCGACTCCGGGCGACGGTGCGTTTTGGAAAAGGCGCGCTGGCCAGCGAGGTTTACCAGGATGTAGTCGACGGCATTCGTTCGAACGTGTCGATCGGCTACAAAGTTCGGAAGATGGAAAGGGACAACGATCAACCCGATCTGTTCCGAGTAATAGATTCCGAAATCATGGAAGTCTCAATCGTAAGTCTACCCGCCGACACGTCCGTCGGCGTTGGGCGATCGGTCGAAGTTCCAGATAACGCAACCATTCAACCTATCGAAACGGAGGTTCCAAAAATGGAACAGGAAAACCAAATCGATTTGGATCAGGTGCGCGCTGAAGCTGCGGCCGAACGATCCAAGGAAATCAATGAAATCATGGGCCTGGCAGCCAAGCACAATCAGCGTTCATTCGCTGACGAAGCTATCCGCCAGGGAATGAATCTTGCCCAGTTCCGTGGCGCATTGTTGGATAAAATCGCCGACAAGCCCCTGGACGTTGCAGAAGTCGAACTGACTGCGAAGGAGCAGCGAGAGTATTCGCTAACTAACGCAATCCGAAATGCTGCTGCTGGTCGTTTTGATGGCCTGGAGCGTGAAGTATCGGAAGAACTCGCCAAGCGATACGGCAAGGAACCGCGTGGTTTTTACGTTCCCAACAACATTTTCAAGCGTGACATCACCACCGCATCGCCTGCTAACGGATCAAACCTGGTAGCAACCGATCACCTGGCTGGTGAGTTCATCGACGCATTGCGCGCGAATCTGGTCATTTCTGGCCTGGGCGCCCGCATGATGCAGGGATTGAAAGGCGACGTCGCCATTCCAGCCCTGAACGCGAAAACGTCTGTTGGATTTGTAGCAGAGAACAACGCACCCGGCGCCGAAGGTGCCCCCACGTTCCGTCAGGTGACCATGTCACCGAAAACCCTTGTCCAGCACGTTGACATCGGTCGGAAGTTAATGATGCAGAGCGACCCCAGCGTCGAGCAAATCATTCGCGATGACATGACCCGTCAATTTGCAAGCAAGATTGACGACGTGGCCATCGAAGGCGGCGGTTCAAATGAACCAACCGGAATCCTTGGAACTAACGGCATCGGCAGCGTGGCGCAGGGAACCAACGGTGGAGCGATCACGTTTGCTTCATTGGTAGACCTTGAGCGTGAAGTGGCTATCGACAATGCACTGGCTGGAAACCTGGCATACCTGACGAACCCCAAAGTCGTCGCGGCTATGCGTCAGACTCCGCGCCAGTCCAGCGGCGTAGAAGGCAACTTCATCTTGAATGACACCAACACCCTGTTGGGTTACAACGTGGCCAGCACTACTCTGGTTCCGTCTGATCTGACCAAGGGAACGTCGTCTGGTGTATGTTCTGCCGTTATTTTCGGAAACTTCTCTGATCTTATGA